GAGACTGTGTAAACATAGCAGCTCGACTTGAGTCTGGGACTAAAGAAGCTGGCGTTGATATTCTTATAGGAGAAGATACTGCCAAAAACTGTAGTTTTGAGTTAAAATCTTTAGAAGCAATAAAAGTTAAAGGTAAGGAAAAATCTTTAAACGTATATACAATTTGAGGAAGTAAATGGCAACTGCAAAAGATGCTCTTAATGCAATAGAGTCACACGAAAGAGAATGTAAAGCATTATACAAAAGTATTGATAAAAGATTAGAAGACGGATCAAAGCGTTTCGATAAACTAGAGAACATGATCTGGGCTGTATATCCTTTTATATTGGTATCAGTAGTTTTATCTAGGTTTGTATGAGCAAAGTATTCATAGGGATTATAGTAGTTATGGGATTAGCTACTTATCTTTTATGGAACGAGAACTCTAAACTATCAGCTCTTAATCAAGCATTTGAATTAAGAGATCAAGAACAGAAGGCAGCAATAGAATCATTACAGAATGATTTTGCAAAGCAAACAGAAGGCTTGCTAGTCATTCAATCACGCAATCAAGAAATAGAAGCAGACATGAGTAGGTATCTTGATATGTTTAAAAGACACAACCTAACCAAATTAGCCGCAGCTAAACCAGGTTTAATAGAACCAAGAGTAAACAAAGGAACTAAAGATGTATTTGATAGTATCGAAGAAGATAGCCGTAGTATCGACAGTCTTGATGATGGCTTGCAGTTGCAGCCTAATACCAAGTAAGCAACAGGTAGAGGTTATATCTAAACCTATAGAAAGAACTATAGTTCAACCTATAATGCCTAGAGAAATAGATCTAAAAGATCCTTACTGGTATGTAGTATCAGATAAAAATTTAGAAGAATTCATAACTAGAGTTGAGAAAGACCAAGGTCAAGTGGTATTCTTAGCTATGTCTGTGCCCGATTACGAGCTCATGGCATATAATATGCAAGAACTAAAGAGGTATATAAATGAACTTAAAGAAGTTGTTGTCTATTATAAAACAGTTACTACAAAAGAAACGGAGTAAAGATATGAACATATCACAAGAAGGTTTATCGCTAATTAAAAAATTTGAAGGCTGCGAATACAACGCATACAAATGTGCAGCAGATGTTTTAACAATAGGTTACGGACATACCAAAGGTGTTAAAGAAGGAGACTTAATAACTCAACAAGAAGCAGAAAATTTATTAGCAGAAGACTTAAAAGAATTTGAAGAATCTGTCATAGATGCTGTAGAGATGCCAATGAGTCAACATCAATTTGATGCTCTGGTTTCTTGGACATTTAATCTAGGGCCGTCTAATTTAAAAGCATCTACTATGCTTAAAGTTTTAAACAAAGGTGACTATGAAGATGTACCTGCACAAATCAAGCGTTGGAACAAAGCAGGCGGTAAAGTTTTAGAAGGTCTGATTAGACGTAGAGAAGCTGAAGCTCTATTGTTTGAAGGCAAAGAATGGCACGAGGTCTAATATGCCGTTAACTAAATTACAATTTACTCCAGGCATCAACAAAGAGATGACTGATCTTATGGACAAGGGCGGTTGGGCTGATGGTAATTTAGTTAGATTTAGAAAAGGAATGCCAGAGAAGATAGGCGGTTGGACTAAAGCAGTTACTGGTTCTTATCTAGGAACAGGTAGAGCTTTAACTGCTTGGGTCGACTTAGACTACACAAAATATCTAGGACTAGGAACAACCTTTAAATACTATGTTAATAGTGGTTCAGACTTTGGAGACGTAACTCCTATAAGAGCTACAACAACCAATGGTATTGTCTTTGCCGCAACTAATGGAAGTGCAACAATCACAGCTACCGATGATGATCACGGAGCTGTAGTAAATGATTTTGTTACTATTAGTGGTGCTGCTAGTTTAGGCGGTTTAATAACTGCAGCTGTATTAAACCAAGAATACCAAGTTACTGCTGTACCAAGTGCAGATACGTTTACCTTTACAGCTACAGCTACAGCAAATAGTAGTGATAGTGGTAATGGCGGATCAGGTGCTGATGCAGCCTATCAAATAAACTCAGGTTTAGATGTATATATTCAATCAACTGGTTGGGGTTCTGGTACTTGGGGTGCTTCTACATGGGGTTCTGCAAGTGATCTTACCCTTACAAACCAATTAAGATTATGGTCTATAGATAACTTTGGTGATGATTTATTATTAAATCCTAGAGCTGGAGGTATTTATTACTGGGATGAATCTGTTGGTGGCAATTCAAGAGCAGTAGAAGCAACAACTTTAAGTAATGCTAGCAATGTGCCAACAGCAGTATTACAGATAATGTTATCTGATGTAGACAAGCATGTTATAGCTTTTGGTTGCAATCCTATCGGAGGAACAGCAATTGATCCTTTATTAGTAAGATTCTCAGATACAGAAAGCATAATAAACTGGACACCTACAGCAACAAATCAAGCTGGTGGTGTGCAACTATCAATGGGCTCTACAATAATAGGAGCTTTAAGAACAAGACAAGAAATACTTATATGGACAGATGCTGGCATAGTCTCTATGAGATTTGTAGGATCACCATTCGTGTATTCATTTAATGAAGTGGCACATGGTCCATCATTAATATCTCCTAATGCAGCAGTAAATGCTAATAATCAAGTTTACTTTATGGATAATGGTGGATTCTATAGTTACTCTGGTAGTGCTCAAAGATTGCCATGTACTGTATTAGATTATGTTTTAAGCGATATAAACAAAGGTCAAGCATTTAAAATATTTGGTGCTGTTAATGATAGTGCTAATGAAATAATGTGGTTCTATCCATCAGGTAATAGTTTAGAAGTAGATAAATATGTAATGTTTAATTATCTAGAACAAGTTTGGTCTATTGGAACAACAGCAGATAACTTTGTAAGAACTGCATGGGATCAAGCTATTATATTAGATAACCCAATAGCTACAAGTAAAAATAATAGTGAAGATAATAACAATTTTATTTACGCACATGAGCTAGGACATGGAGATGATGGTAGTGACTTTACTGCATATATAGAATCAAGTGATTTTGACTTAGACCCAGATGGAGAAAAGTTTACTGCAGTAAACAAAGTAATACCTGATATTAAATTTAGAGATCAACAGTCCACAGCAGATGATGTAACTATTACTATTAAAGGAAGAGACTACCCACTACAAGAGTTGTCTACTTTATCTACTGTATCAGTTACTCCAAACTCTACCTTTACAAATACAAGAGCAAGAAGCAGGCAATGTGCTATCAGAGTTTCTAATTCATCTAACGATTATGGTTGGAGATTAGGTGATCTAAGATTAGATATAAGACCAGATGGTAAAAGATAATGGCAAATCCTAAAACAATAGCATTACCTTTAGCAAATCAAGAATATAACACCTTAGATGAGGCAGTTACAAGAAGGATTATAGAACAAGCTGTGCAAGATTTAGCTATAGAAGTAATTAGATTAAAGAAACTAGAAGATGTAGTATCAAGCAAGAGCGTAAAAAGACATCAATTTTTATTAATGGGGATGACAGGTGGCTGATAATTTAAAAGTATTAGGTCAACTAGACCCTGCGGCAACAACAGTAACAGTATTATATACAGTTCCTAATATGACACAGACAACTGTTAGTTCTATAGTTGCAGCAAACAGAACAGGATCAGCTATAACATTTAGATTAAGTGTTCATGTAGATGGAGCTTCTGCTAATGATAAACAATTTATATATTATGATAAATCAGTAGCGGCAAACGATTCACTAACCCTAGTAATTGGGATAACATTGAATCAAACAGATGTAGTAAAAGTTTATACAAGTGCGGTTGACATGAGTTTTAACATGTTTGGCTGTGAAACAAAAGAGGAAGATAGATAATGGACATTCAACAACAAACTAAAAATGTGGCAGCTCAAGGTCGTTTTGGCGATTCTATGCTTCTTCATGTTAATCCTGCAGAAGTTAAAGGATTAGCAGGTGCTATGCCACTTACTATTAATCCAGATACAGGACAGCCAGACGCGTTCTTACCTTTCTTAGCACCATTATTAGGTGGAATGTTAGGTCCAAGTGTATTAGGTGCTGTAGGTCTTGGTAGTTTGTCTACAGCCGCATTAACAGGTATAGGAGCAGGTTTAGCAACATATGCACAAACAGGTGGCTCTGGTAGTAAAGCATTGTTATCAGGTCTTACATCAGGTTTAGGATCAGCTGCTTTTAATACAGCAGCACAAGGTGTAGCACCTGGTGTAGATGCAGCAACAAGTTCAGTAGCAAATGCAGCTATGGACCCAGCAGTAACAAGTACCTTTGGTCAAGGAGCTAGCGGTGGTTTTGGAACATTGACTGGCAATTCTGGTCAAGCTGCTAATGTTGCAAGTCAAAGTTTAACACCTGCAATTACAAATCAATCTACACTATTTGAATCAGGAAAAGCTATATTTGGTCAACCTGGTGGATTTGATGCAGGAATGAAAACTTTAGCAGGAGCAGCAATGACTCCTACTGGAATTTTAGCAGGAACAACAGCAGGTACAGCAGGTGTTATAGCATCACAAGAAGCATTTGAAAGACAGATGATACAAATGGGATTAGATGAAGAAGAGCGTAAAAAAAGAATGTATGAAAGATATCCTGAGATGATACCAATGGCTTCAGGCGGTAGAACTGGTTTTGCTCCAGGTGGATCATCAGAAGGTAATATGATGGATGGTGAGCCTGATTTTGGTGATAGACCAAATAATCCATATGGTCAATATTATAATACTGGCTACGATAGTGGTTATCAAGGTTATCGCGGATTTAATTCTAATGCTTATGCACCAATAGCTAGAAGAACTAGACCAATACCTGGTGGATACATGGCAGGATTTGGACCTGAACAAAGATATTTTCAAGGAAATAACCCTGCTCAATATCTAACACAATATGCTAGAGATATAGCAGCAAATAATCCAGATGCTACACCAGAAGATGGAGCAAGTGCTTCACCTCAAGACCCTGCAGCTCAACCAACTAATATGCAGCAAGATCAAAGATATTCAAATTTTAGACCACAAATGTATCAACAACCATTTA